AGACACATTGTGAGATGTCGGTGGGCCGCTCCCGGCCAGCCCATGTCAGCGTGGACATGGTGGTACGCCTGACCGGGCCTGTATCGGAGGATGAAGTACCCCTCCGGGGCGAGGCTGAACGGTGCGCCGTTGGCGGCACATGGCCGTTCTACCTGATAGTGGTCAAGACACTCCTGGGCGAAGTCCAACAGCGGTTCCTGCTCCGGCGGTGGGCAGTCGGCGCTGAAGTTCAACTGGTCAGACGTTCGGCTTTCTGGTTCAGGGTCGTCGGTGAAGCCCGACCGGTACCACCGTGACGACTGCTCAATACTCTCCAGCGTGTTTCGACACGCCGTTGTGTCCTCCAACTGGTACTGGCAGATGAAAGGGTCGATCCAGTCATAGTTCACGCCGGAGCCACTCCTGATTGTCCTCGTCCCAGTCGTGGAACACGCCCTCTTCGGGGTTCGTGAACGTCGGGTCGGGGGTCGGTGGGTCCCACAACATTGTCTCCTCGTTCAGCGTCCACGATGGGTAGGGCTGCGGCGGGGAGAACGCATCAAGGGCGGGGTGGTAGATCATCCCCTCACCGGCATACCGGCTTCGGATGTTGCCGTTGTACGAGGTCTGAATCCATGTCCCTGAGTTGGGGAGCATGGCGTCCAGGTGGTCGATGCCTCGTTGTTCAACTTCGACACCGTCGATTGTGGTCACATCGTTGGATACGGCCACGACCCGTATGACGACGTTGTTCTCGTCTAGTTCAGCGAAGTGAGCCATAAGTCCTCCTAAGAAGTCGCATAGCGAACGATCACGATCCCGGTGCCGCCATTGCCACCACCAGAAGCGCCACCACCCCCGCCACCGCCACCGCCACTGTTGGCTGAGGCCGAAGAGCCACCAACCGATGTGCCCGGAATGCCTCCACTGTGGGTTCCACCATCACCAGCACCGGAGTTGGCTCCACCAGACGCCACGTTGGTACTGTACGATCCGCCACCACCCCCGCCGGAGTAGTAGGTGGAAATGTTGTCGTAGGAGAACGCTGACCCCGGACCTCCATCACCGCCATCTGTAGTCACTCCGTCTCCACCGGCACCACCCCCGACATTTCCGTAAACGGAACCGCCACCACCACCGGCACCACCCCAAGGGCCGCCCCCGGCGGATTTGCCTCCGTTGTCGCCACGGCCCGCCCTGCTACCGCCGATGCTGATGGCCAAGCCCTGATAGGTGTTGTAGGTGTCGTATTGGGCAATGGCCGCTCCACCACCACCGCCCCCTACGCCACCGGTCTTCCACAGGTAGCCGCCGCTGCTGCCCCCGCCAGAGCAGAACTGTTCCTCGTCGGTGCCGTCGGCCCAAATAGTCCACCCACCCCTAGCGCCGAAGTAACTGGCACCGGACCCGCCACCACCAATCGTGATCGGATAGACACCTGATCCGTTCCCACCTGCCGTGTGGACAACGGTCTTGACTTCAAAGATCCCACCGCCACCGCCACCACCGCCGGTATACATCCCACCACCGCCGCCGCCACCGACCATGAAGAGTTCAAGTTCACCGATGCCGCTAGTGACCGTGAAGTCAGCCGAAGAGAGGAACTTGTGCCATTTCCAAGCGCCGTAGGTGCCGTCGAAGTCGCCGCCCGTGGCTGTGATCAGCCCGGCCTCAGCCGCACCACCACCGAAGGCACCAGAGTTCCAGTCAGACACCTTGGAGTTGGGGAAGTACCGACCGATCCTTGGCATGACTAAGCGGCAATCTGGTTGACGTACCCGTGAAGAGTGATGACGTTCGTCGTCGCCGCAAAGGCTTTGACGATGAGAGGCGAGGCGTTGCCCTTGATGAGCAGACCGGGAGCGACAAGCGTCAACCCGGCCTCGGCCGTGATCGTGAGTTCGATCAGGTCGTCAGGGGCCGTGGTGCCGCCCCACTCCAACGTCAACTTGACATCGGAAGCGGAGGTGTTCTGGGCGTAGATCCACACCTCGTCATACGTCGTAGCAGTACCCGACCCGGTGTGGATCGTGTCGCCCGCCGTGGCCGTTGCAGCGACCTTGATTGCCCGCCCGTCGGTAGACGCCGACAGTTTCGTTTTTGTGAATGTCGCCATTACTAACCCCTAACCAAACGATTGTGACGCCAATATCATATTAGCGTCTGTGCCTAAGTCGATATTTGCAGTCCCATCAAAGGATACCCCTCCGATAGTACGGGCTGTTTCCAGAGCAGTAGCCGTAGCGGCATTGCCTGTGGTGCTGCCCGAACTACCTGAAGCGTCACCAGTCACGTTGCCAGTCAGAGGACCAGCAAACCCAGTAGCCGTTAGGACCCCTGTCCCGGCATTGTAGGTAGCCCCGCCGTCAGTCTTCGGAGCCAGGTCACCAGTCGCCGACTCAAACAGAGCAACCGAACAGGTCGTATCCGTCGTGTCAGCAACCGTGATAGTCGTAGGCGTAGCCGCAGTCGCCCACTCAGTGTCGCCGTCGGCCTGCTTTACGAGAACATCGTTCGTTGAAGCGGTAGCAGCCGTCGTAGCGCCGACACCCAGTTTCGTTTCCAGCGCAATAATCGCACCGGAGGCATTCGTATGAACCTCGTCGTGAAGAAAGCCAGCATCATCCATTTCAGTAGTCGCCAAAGGCGACGGCTGTTGGACTGATGTGTCCAGCGTCGTCGGATACTGGGTAGCCACGCTATGAAACCGTGATCGTTACCGTCAGAGTCCATTCTGAGCCCGAAGCCTTCGTGCCCAGAGAGGCCACCTTACGGTTCAGGGCCGTACCGGTATCTTCCCCACCAACGCCACTGGTGGCACTGCGGATGCTCCACTCCTCCCAGGCAAAGTTGCCGTCAGCAGAACCCCACACAGACTTCCAGGTCATCGTCTGACCCGCCAGGGATGGGAACGAGGCCGACTCCATCGCCTTGTAAGACCGTTCACTGGTACCCGCCTGGAGCCCCGTATGGGTTGCAAGGGCAGACGTAGTGCTGGTACCCACCCCGATATAACTAGCCGTGCCGTAAACAGCCGGAGAAGCCAGGCCGCAGAGGCTGTTCAGAAGGTCCGCAATCCCCCCATTCAGGAGAAGATTGTCCTCAACAGAAACCGTGTCGTTCGGGGGGAGCCCTTTAGCCCGGTCAGAAGCAACATTCCACTTCTCAACGGTGGCTACAACACCCCATTCTTTGGAGTCGATGACATCAGGTGCGCTCATAGTGTCCTCACTATACACCGGTCACGGGACGGCCACCAGACAGGTGACCGCCCCGCAAACGGGTTATTGGCTACGCCCGTTACTCAGCGAACGGCGCAGCGGTGCTGACGTTGGTCTGGCGGTTGTGAGGCTCATGTAGGGTGAGTTTCACGTTTGCCGAATGGAGCGGTGAACCCGAAGTGGTGATGTCATACGTCGCCTTCATGAACTGCTTGTAGACATCCATTCGGATATACATGCTCTTGTTGTCGTCACCTGGGCCGATTGCAGGGGCAGAACCGTACTCAACGGTGTTTGCACCCGCTGCGGTATCCGCACCCTCAAATCGGATTCCACCAGCAACGAACGAAGCGTTCGCACCAATAGCGCCCAGTTTGATCTCCATGACGACGGGCCCTGGCTTGTCGACCTGAACCCAACCGGTGTCGCCATCTGCGCTGATAGCAGTATCTGCGAGAAGTACGCCTCCGGTTGCGTCCCGGACAAGTGTGCCTGGACCGACTGTGGTAGTTGACTGTGCCATGTTTCAGCCTCCTATGCTTCCGTGAGGCCGGTATGCCTCACAATGGATAGAGGGTTGTAAATGGCCAGGCCGGGGTAAACCTCAACCCGACCCAAGTGCCCAGGCGCTGCCTCAGTCTCACCAAAGTCATTTACGTCGAACGACCCGCCCAGGCCCAACAGGCCTGTCACGTTCTCGTCCTCGCCAAAGGCGATGTAGTAAATGCTTGAAGTGACGCTGCTTGATCCCTGTGTCTCATTGAACGCAAGGATTGCAGAACCTGTTGCATCATCTCCGATGATCCGAACGGGAATCCCGTTCCATTGCAGAATCTGGCGGCCAAACCGGTCATCCCCTACATCAAGCAGGGAGAAGTAACCAGATGTGTTGCGACCAAGGGTCGTCAACTTGCGCCGGATAAAGCGGTTCATCAGGATGACATCAGCACTGGACTGGCTACGCAAAAGATCGTGCGCCTCGTCCATCTTCGCCAATGTGAGGGGTCCGCCATTCGTTGCCTCAGCAACCGTCTGGCCCAAACCCTCAGTGATAAGGGAGTTGACTCCCTTGAAATCCTTGGCGGTACCAGTACCGTCGAAGAAATACTTGTCGTAAGTCCTGGACATGGCCTTTGCGAACTTGGCGTACTGCCTGGCTTTCGCAGAGACTACGTTCCCACGGACCCTGACAAGGTAGTTATCGACAAATACCTCGCCACCAAGGATAGCCGTACCAAAGTACCGCTCCGTGTCTGTGCCGAATGACCTGGTGTAGGTCTCGTTCACATCACGGAAAGCGGGCGTTGGCAGACTGTTTTCGACCTGCACCTTGAGAGCATTCCCAGAGATGGCGGTCTGCGGAAGCATCTCAAGAATCGGAGATTCCTGGATCAGGGTCTCAACGACCCCACGCTTCAACTGATCGTCACCGTACTTGGCCGCCTCAAGGAGGGTCACGCTGCCACTTGGCATATCGCTGGCCTTCCTGTGGTTAGTGGGTGATTAGATGGGACCCTCTAACGACGGCGCTTGCTGGGCTTATTCTCCAGCGCCCACTCAATGGCCTGCACCCCGGTCAGTTTCTCCGGGTTGATAGCCGGAGTTGGCTGGCCGGACATTGCGCCCACCTGGCGAGCCCTGTCAAATGCCTCAGCGTCGGTATGAGAACCAGAAGCAGGTGCCGCCGGGCTAAGGAAATCCTCAACCTGGCGATCCAACTCATCGCCCTCAAAACCCCGCCTTGTTAGCAGGTCCCTGGCCAACTCCTCTTGCTGGCCACGACGATCCTCATGGATCTCCCTGGCCCGCTCCTCAAGTTGGCCTATGTCGACGCCATCCAGATCCGTGGGCTTCACAAGCGACAAACCGTGCTGCTGAATAACCTCTTGGGCTTTCAGGCCGGTAAGTTCGCCTCTAAGCGATTTGTTCTGTTCTAGCGTTTCCTCCAACTTCTGTCGGAGGGTGCCTCCCGACATCTCAGAAATATCTTCATCAGTGTCGTATGGCATATGTCACTCCTGGTCTCGTACGCTTCTGGACCCCAGGGGTACCCAGAAGGATTGGTATTATCTAAGTATAACTGACACGGTGCTGTCAATAGCGGACGCCGGGCCCCTTTCGACCAGGCTGCACCAGCCGTCCACCCCGGCCACCGGCCACACTGAACTGGCCAGAAGGAGCCGCCAAGGACTGTTCGGCCTGGACGCCTCTCACTAGCAGGTCGGTTTCCTCTGGCCTGGCCAGGAACTGTGCTTCCTCAAAGTCCTGTTGAGTGAACCTGTCAGAAGTCATGTTCGTCCTGGAGATCATGGAGTTCATCAGGTCACCCTGGTTGGCGTATTGACCGTAGGCTGTCAAAGCCTTCGCTCTCGTTATCCCGGCGCTTCTTATCTCCTTGACACGCTCCAACGAAGGTGCCACCAAACCCTGCTCCTCAGCGGCACCGCCAATGAGGGCGTACTGGACAGACTGGACTATCTCGTCCAAGTCCAGGAACGCCTCACCGTCGGCTGAGTCCCCCAAATACAGGGCCTCCACCAGCGCCTGGGCCTGGTCGGTATCCAAGCCACGAATCCTGGCCACTGTCCCAGTGGGAACAGTCCCATCTATTTCCATTTTGGAGATGGTTTCCAAGGCGGCCTGTAGGGAGAAGTCGGTAGCCCGGGCCACGAAGTCTTCGTAGGAGAAATCCGCCGACAAGATGTTCCGGTTGTATTCCTCTATCAACGCTTCTGACGCTTCCGGGTCAATAATCGCCTGGTACAACTGGTCGTTGGAAACGTCCATGTTGGCGTACACCCGGAACGCTGCACGAACCCCCACGCTGTGTTCGGAAAGGGTCTGGTACTCGTTGATTCGTGAAGCCAGTTCGGTGTGGTCTATGCCTCGTTCGATGAGAGCCGCATAGTCCAACGGGTTCTCCGTGGCTTCGTTCAACATCCCGGCGTCCCGCAAAACCTCCTGATAATCCCGGACACGGGTGATGTAATCGTTCTCGTTCTTGAACCTCATCCGGCCCTGGTCGTCTTTGATCGCCGGGAAGGTGGCCTTCCACTGCGGGGTGTTGCGGATCTTCGCCAACAAGACGTTGGCGTCAGTGCCCGCTTCCACGGCCTCCACGATCATGTCGATCAACCCCAGGCCTTCAGCCCACGGGTAATGCTCCAGGATGAACCCCATGGCCTCGTCGTAGGCGACATCTTCGGGGGGTTGGATTACCTCCCCGGTTGGGAGAACCGTCGACACCTGGGTTACGTCCGCAGCGTCGTAGGTGATGACATCCCCGGTGTTCTTGAAATGTTTGATGTCCCCGGTGGGGCCCATCAGGGCACCGACCTGTTCTTCGGTCACCCCGTATTTAGTCATCAGCGCATCGTCCCCGACCCGCCATTCCAGGATGTCGGATCGGATGCTTCGGGCCTCCTTGAACTGTAGATATTCGGTCCCTTTGGCAGCGATACGCTCAGACCACCCGTCCACATCCGCCTCAGTGATCGGGGCGGTCAAGGCACTCTGACCGAAATCCTCAAGTGCTATCTCAATGACCTGGGCCAGGACCTCCCACGGGTTCATGCCCAGACGGCCACCACGGGCCCTGTCCCCTAACGTCGAACTGGTGGTGACTAGATTCTCGTTACCCTGGTTGTATAGATTCGTCCAAGCAAGTTGCTCCTGGGCGGTGAAGCCAGATGTGTCTATCCCCATGTCCTCCAGCCCCAACAGGGGAGTCCTCGCACGGTGGCTGGCTATGTTCGCCTGTTGAATCCTGGTGGCCTCATCCAGGAAACCAGAAGTATCCCCGATAGTCCGGGTGATGTTCTGATTCACCACCATCGGGTTCCGGGGGGAACCGTCCGGGTTGACCGGCTCACCCGCCTCGTTGAACCCCTCAAACTGGTGAGCCGGATCGGCTGACCAGTTGGACGTAACCCCAAACCTGTCCTGCACCCCGCCGATCCGCTCATCAGTGAACGGATCCCTCCACCCACCACCATGAGACATGATGTATTCAGGGTGAAACTTGGTGTTCGGATCAGCGGCCATAGCCGCCACAGTCGCCGGGTCGTCAGTTGTCTGCCCTACGAAGATCGGGGCGAAAATCCTGCCGTCAGGCGTAACAGCCATTACCTACCGTACCCTCTCTGCCCGGAGAAGCCGAACGCATCACTCAACACATCGAACATCTGCCGATACCCAGAGACACCCTTGTTGGAGTTTTTCCAATCATCTGTCCCCCTCAAAGCCCTCTCAAAGTCCTCAATACCCGTGTTGTCCCGCAAGGCCTGGTTCACCAGCGTGTTATACATACTCCCAGCCGAACCGACGGGACCGGCGGATGTCGGCATCAGATTGTTGTAAGCGTTGACCCACGGTTCCGCCCACAAGTAGGTAGGCACCAGCGACGGCTTGTGTGGGTACAGTTCGTTGGCTGCGTCCATGATGGACTGCTTCACATCAGCCATCGACATGCTGTTAGAGAGAACTTTTTTGGCCTGGTCCACAACACCCAGGCGTATGCCGCCTTCGGCACCGGGACTGTGCATCCCCCACTGTTGCTCAAACTGTTCAATCTCCCAAGCCTTGTTGTCTAAATCAACATCGTACTGGCCGACCTGCTGTTGGATCTTCCGGTTGTGTTCCTTCCAGGCGTTGTCCCCGTCCGCCTTCGCTGCGTAATCCTGGATGCTTCCAACGGCCTGCCACCATGTCATGGTCCCCTGGGCAATAGATACAGCGTTGGCGTACAGACGGTCCTGCACATCCAAGGAAAGTTCATCTTCCCGAATGTCCGGGGTGTCCAGTTTGTCAGACATGCTGTGGTAGGTCTTCCACAAATGGACTAGGCCACCCTCTGACCCCTCATAAATCGTGTTGACCAGGTCACCCCTGGTGCCGGTCCATTTGCCGTCGACCAGTTGGCCTCTGGCCTTGTCCCACTTCTCCTTCGATCCGCTTCTCTTCTGAGAGAACTCCGTGTCGTTGAACAGGTCAAACAGTAAATCCTGGCCCAGGAGAACCGGTTCGGATATGACCCTGGCTATTACCGCCTGGACCCCTTCGTCGTTCCATGCCGCTGTCCCCATCAGCCCCAACTCAACAACGAGGTCTTGCACAAACTCCTCAACAGTTACCAGTTGAGGCGCTTCGTCTGGCCCGGAAGCATCGAACCTGAACCCGTCAAGTCCAAGACCCTGAGCGTTTACGGTCGCAGCACTAGGCCGCCACAGCGGCCACTCAGTGCCGACACCATCTGTGAAGGGTTCAGCGACCATGGCGTCCCATTGGGCCTGATCCCAGGCCTGGGTGTCTCCGTAGTTGTCGTTCCCCTCAACAATCTCAGCGATCTGGTCTGCGTCCATCCCCTCTATTCGCCAGAAAACTGACGGCCCTCCCCCAGTGGAGGAATGGGTCGGCTGGACGTAGTAGAAGACGGCCGGGGGCACGAAGAACTGCCCGCCTTCGATGCGCTGCGCCTCCTGCCCCACGATCTGGACGATGAACCCTGGTTGTATGTCGTTAGACACCGGGCCGTCGGCCAAAGAACCAAGGGTCACAGAGGTGGTGGTAAGAGAGGAAGCCTCCGGGCTTGTCGAGGTGGTGGTAGAAGAGGCAGGGGTGACAGCCGTCGGGTCGGCAGCCCCCAAGGCCTCAGAGATCCCTTGGCCGATCCAGTTGTAGGGAATCCCGTCTGGGTCACTCTCTCCGACCATGCTGGCGTCGTAGGACCCGGTGCCTTCTGTGGTCGGCGTCGGGGACTGGGACCCTTCTATCGGCGGGGCAGTCTGGTGCTGGAGAACGTCGTCCCATTGGAACGTCCCGGCGGGCGCATCTGGTGCCTCAGGGATCTGCGAAACGTGCGTGATGTCGGCTGGGGCAACATGGCCTGGTTCCCCACCCTGGGCGTAGGTTCGCAGGCCGAACTTCTCTACGTTGTCGATGAGCCACTGGGCGGTGGGGGTCCCGGGGCTCGCATTGTTGAAATCGACGGCGTACCCGTGGTTGTGCAGCGACTCGCCCGGGGGTGCCGCTGGCTGGCCCCGGTACTCCTCCTTGATCGTCCACTTTCTCCCGTCCCAGTCGACGGAACCGGAGGGGTCCTCTTCGTAACGCTCCAGGAAGAGGGCTTCCTGGAGGGCGGTGTCTCTAAAGCCGCTCGCCACGGTCAGAATGATCCCGTCCTCCGCCGCCGCATCAATCAGTTCCTGTAGTTTGGCTACAAGGTCTTCGTTCAGATCGGTGACGTTGACATTTGGGCCGGTGGTTTCCATTACGCCCAGCCCGTCTTACTTAGGTTCATCGGAACGCCCTCCTCATCGCAGACAGACGCCGATAGTAGGTGCTGCCCCTGGCGGACGGATCAGTCAAAGCCACTTGCTGCGCCAACGTCCTGTCCCCAGACTCCATGCCCGCCTCCGTGGCGATGCGACTCTCATAACCCATCAGGTCGGAAGACGCCGAAGCCATCTGGCCTGCGTACTGCTCCTCCCCCATACCCGTAGGCATATTCCCGTACAGACGCTGATAGTCGGGCGACGACCGCATGGACCGCATCACCGCCACCTGTTCGTTCGGTGCCTCACGGACACCGCCCTGCGCCCCGGTGTCCCATATATTGGGGTACAGGTTACTGGCCCTCACGGCCTCTCCGAAATCGTTGATCAGGTTGTTTAGTTCGTCGTCGCTCAAAGGCTGAATCCGCCACGACGCAGCCAATGTCCTGGCTGCTTCCCTCATGGATTCCCCCGGGACAGTGACCGGCCCGGTCAACGTCGACCAGTCGTTCTCGTAGTCCTGCCAGGCCGACGCAGCGACCATGTCTTTCGCACTGGACGCCGGTGAGTCCTCCAACCGTGAATACCAGTCAGGGCCCAGGATGGATTGGATCTCGTTCATTTCCTCAGCCGTCAACTGTGCGTCCATAGACCCGCTGTTCAAACCGACCATCCTCAAAGCCAACTCGTTGGTGCCCAACGCATACACCTTGGCGATCATGTAGTTCTTCACCCCGGCGACACCGTTTGTCATCGCATGGTTGAATCTCTTCACCGCCCCGTGAACCAGGGCTCGCTCCTGAGCCCGTTGCTGTCCCTGGTCCACCCCCTCAACAGGCTCAAAGGTCTCCGCCCAGTCAACTGACTCGGCAATGTCAAATATGAGATGCAACGGGAGTTTGGTCTCAGCCGCCAGACCCAGCAGCCCCCAACCGTCCGGGCCATCCAAATGGTGGCTGTCGATCCCCGTCCCTTTCAGGAGGGCGTTGACCTTGTCTGCTTGGAAAATGCCCGTCGGATTATCCAGTGGGCCGACAGTGATGAAGTCCCGACGCATCGACTCGCCGTCAACCAGGACTCCTGAGAAATCCCACGCAACTGTCTTGATAAAGTTCGTCCAGATACCATATGGATCGGCAGTCACCGTTTGGATGTCGTTCCACCATTGGATGAACTGTCCTGCCTGGATGCCAGGGTCCCCACCCGCCTGGGCCTTCTCATCGCCCCAGTTCCAGGTGTTCGGGTGGGCGAAGTCACCGTTCTCGTCCAACATCCAGGCCTGGGTACTCTTGAAAATGCCGTTTTCGTTTTCCAGCAGTTCGTAGGCGACAACAGCCAGGTCGTAGACGTAGGCCTTGGCGGCTTCCACTGTGGCCTTCTCTGTGGCAGTCAGTGGCTCCAGTCCGGGTGGAAGCGTTGTGGTCGTCGGAGAGGTCGGTGAGGGCGTTTCTAGTGGGTCGGCTGCCTCATACGGGGAGTAGACCCTGGTCGAATAGTCGCTAAGGGCCCGCCAGTCCAGACTGAACAGCAGACCGCCGCCGCCCACCTGGTTGGCCGCAACCATGGCGGCGAACGCCGCCTCAGCGGACGTTTCTGTCATTACCTCACCTCCCTGGTGACTGGCCCGTAGATGTGGGACCAGATGCGATTATATATTGGCAGAAAGTCGGGGTACTCAGCAACCAGTTCACTTGCCCTCATACGCATTATTGAATGAACCTCCGGGGGCATGAACAACGGGTTCACCGTGTGGTACTCCTGCGACTCCAACCAAACCTTCATTGTCTTTTCGAACACATCGAAGTCGGCAGCCGCTACGTCCCCAGGAATCGTCGCATTGGCGACCCGAACCTGTAGTTCCAAGTCCCGCATTCTTTGGTTGGAGCCGCCGGACTGACTAGCCGCCCATGCCGGGTACTTCTGTAGGAGTTCGACTTCCTTTGCGTCAACAAACTCAGACCCCAGCATTGTCTTGCCCTGGTAGGTGTACGTTCTCTTGTTGAACTGCTCCCAGGAAACGCCTTGGGCCGTTAGGGCGTCTACTATTTCAGCCCTCCATGTGGACATCTCCTCCCAGGCGTTCTGTATCTGGGCCTCGTCGTGCATGCTGGACTGTTCCATCGGTATCCGACCGATCACCTGCATCTGCTGCATGGTGTCTTCCAACAAGTGGCGGAAATCGCTGAGAAGTGGGAACACCCGTTTGATCAGAGTCTGAACGTCGTCCCACCAGCCCTCATCGGCATCCGGTGGGGCCGACAAGGCCTGAGGCATCAGCAACGCAACAATCGGGTCCTTGAACATATCCAGGGTCTCAGCCCGCTGCTGTTCCTTGTCCCAGGGTGCCCCTTCCCACGGGTGGGCCAGTAGAGCGGCAGTCCCCCGGAACGTCCCACCGACCATCTCCGACACCGGGTTGTGCCAGATGCCCCGGATGAGCGGGGCGTTCATGCCGCCGAACTCGCCGGGAGACAAGCCGTAACCGAACAGGTTGATCCGACGGATCTTCTCCAGGATCGGCAGGTATTCCCTCCACCGGTCGTTCAGGTCGTACCGTTCGTCTACCAGTTCGTAGGCTTTGACCATGTCGTGGAGCAGCACGCCCCGGCTCAGGTCGTTGCCCATCCATTCGGCAAAGTGGCCGACGGTCTTCTTCATAAACGAGAACGGGAACCAGACGAAGTTGACCGACTGTTCCACAGCCGACCGTCCGGTCATCCCGTAGGTGTAGGTCTTCCTGGATATTTCGTAGGCCTTCTCAGCGTCGATCCCTGCTTCCATGAGTTGCCCGAAGGTAGACGCCATCCAGTTCTGTGGGGAGAAACCCATGATGCCAACGGATGTGAACCATTGGCTCATGTTTTCGATGTTCTCCCACTGGAAGTCGCCCCGGCCCTGGGCGATATCCATGAAAGCGGAACGAATGTGCATCCATTCCTTCTGTGCAGCAGCCTGAGCCGACTTGGCATCCATCCCAGGGTTGGCTTTCCTGATCCGCCGGGCCATCATCCTCTGGAACGACTTGGGGCCCTGGTTCAACTTCAAGCCCCTGGCAACGTCCGCTCCAACAACCTGGGACAGGACCATCCCCTCCACATAACGGCTGATGTCGAACACCGGGTTCAGGCTGAACCGGAAGTAATCCCGCATGTTGGCAGCGAAATCGCTCAGGTGGGCGTACCGCTGCCAGTCGGTGTAGTTGAAGACATCGTTCGGGTTTCTCCAAGCCGGGCCTCCCGGCTTCCATATCCCCAGTAGCCCCTTCTCTCTTAGAACGTCCAGGTCAGCGACCTGGTTTATCACCGGTCGGGCTCTCAGCCCGCCCCTCAAGGCCACGTTCGCTGCGGCACGGCCCGTCAGGAACCCAACAGTACCGGCGACACCCTTTCTCAATCTGCTCCCCCATTCGCTGTCTTCCGGGTGCCTATCCACAGTGTCCATAGACGCACCGGCAGACCCCAGCATTCCTCCGACGAACGGGGTACCCCTGGTTACCGTCCCGTGCCGGAACTTCCCAGGGGTCAGGAAACGGCCCGCTTCGTGACGGCTCAGGATGGTTAGGACGCTTGTCGCTGTGTTCTTGGAACGCAGGTAATCCTCCAGGTGGGCCAAGCCCCGGACGCTTGACCCTTTCTCCAACCTCCGGGAAGCCTTCAACGCATTCCAAATAGCCCGAAACTCGTCTTCCGAATAGTGGCCACCGGTCCAAACGCCTTCCACCATCTTGCCAACAAGGGCTTCTCTGACCTTGTTGTACGGCAATATCGACAAGTCCGGTACCGAATACGGCGTCCTGGACAACTTGAGTTTCGTGGTGACCCCCTCCATGGGGTTAGCCATCCGGTACCCGTAACCCATCTCATCTAGGAGATCCATGTTCGCTTTGTTCATATCCCGCATGACGTTGTGTAGGAAGCCGATCAAATCTTTCAAGGCTTCGCTGTTGGGATCACCGCTGTGGAACTCCGCTCGTATCCCCTCAGCGGCCTTCGTTCTGCCGGGCACCTCTGCCCGTGTCCCCTTGATCCCCCCTTCGGAGTATTCGGCAGGAGACAACTTGCCGACACGGCGGGCGGCCTCAGCCAAATGCCCAGCCAAAGCCGACTTGGCGGTTCGCATACGAAGCGAAGCCAACCAATACGGGTTCTGCCTACTCAGCCCCAACGTCAACTTGTTGTTTATGAACTGGGTGTCCATGTCCAGTTCTGGGATCAGTTTCCCCAACCGGCGAGGATCAGCGAACTCCACACCATGGACAGCCATATAACCCTGGTCCTCCAGGTGCTTCACCAAATAGGCAGGGAGGCTTTCCGGGTCTATCTTCGCAGCGATCCTGGCCGACGCTTTCTGCAACTCCAGCGCCCGCTTGCGGGCCACCTTGACAAGGTCCCCGCCGCCGTCGACCAGTACCGGATCCAGGCCAAACCTGTTCACCCACTCCGGTCGAAGCGCCCACTCCCCCAGTTCGTCTATAAGCGTCGCTTCCAAGTCGTCCAGGTTCTTGCCGTTACGCATCGCATATTCCACCAGGCGTCGAATCCTGGCGGTGGCTTCCTCATGGATGCCGGTAGGAAGCGTCGTCTTGAGCATCCCCCTCTTGATCAGATCATCTAGCCATTCCCTAATCGTCCCCTGCTTGACACTTTCAATAGGCGTGGACTGTATGAAGCGTCCAGCCTCAGTAACGAGGTCATCCCAATACGGCTGGTTACGAAGTTTCTGGGCCCCCTTCAGAAGTTTCACCCGGTAGGTGACCTGAGCGGCGAACTCAATCGCTTCCTGTTTGACTACCGAACCCAACCGGGCCAACGTGACCCGGCCCCATCCAGGGTCGATGGACCGCACCAGTGGCTTATACATGCCTTTGTTGATCCAGGTCACATAGTTGTAGTCGATGTTGTCGACCGCATACCCCAGCAGATGCCCCCCATAGGGGAGGGGGGTACGTCGGCCAGTGGCATGGTCCTTGGCGAACGGGAACAGGTTGAGTCGGCGGCCACTGTCCGACAGGGCCTTCTCGTAGAAAGCGTCCGCCAGGCCGCCACGGGCCACAGCGTCATGCAGTTCAGTGGACGCCTGCTCAAACGCCGACCAGTTCGTCAACCGTTCCAACACATCGTCGGTCAAACCTTCCATCACCGCCGGGAGGTCCCCGAAGGCCCCCTGCACACGGGGAGCCTGGGTAGGGAGCCCTGAGACTTGCGGGATTCGACCTTGCATTGCCTCTGTCAACGCCGGGCTGCCAGTTTCCAGATTGTTGACTACCTCCATAATGGTGGCGTCCCTGGCGTCGTTGTGGTTATGGACAATCCCCCGGTACTTCTTACCTTCGGAAATAACCTCAGGGTCCCAGAACATCTTGATCTTCGCCGGGTCCCACCGTCGTGCCTTACCGGTCGTCAGTTCAGTCCAGGTGAACGTCCGGTGCGCTCCCTCAAACCCTGGTGGGAGAACCAGGCCCTGCACCCCTTCCTCCAACGGGTCGTCTAGGAAACGCCTAGCCTCATCAAGGCTGGTGCCCCGACCGGCGGCCAACTCCTCAATGTTTACGTCTGTGATCCTTGCACCACCGGCAGGGGTTTCGCCCTGCCGCAACTTCCTCCAATACGTCCAGCCGCTTTCCGGGTCCATTTCCTCCACTAAACGGACGTACCCCTTGCCGACAGATGTCCCTCTGAGCCCCGTTGTCTGCGGTGATTCCAGGGTCTGTTCAAGCAACTGGCGGCGCATAATGGCGACAGCGTCAGCGTCGCTCCTGGCCCCGGTGACTGTTGTCTTCGTAGCGTCCCGGGACACATGAGCGATGTATTCCATGGCGTCATGCGGGTCCAGGGGATGGATTTGTGCGTACAACTTGTTTTCGATTGCTTTATACAGCGGCGACCATTCGTGTGGCTCCACCCCCATGAGCCTGGCCGCCTGCCGGGCTGCGTGTTCGATACCGAAGGTCATAAAGTGCCACAGTTTCGCTTTACCCCACACTGCCTTGTCCCCGGCGAAGAAGTGTTCAACGAAGGCGTTGTCCAGGCTGGTTTCCTTGGCGGTCTTCTCAAAGTCCTTCGACATCTGGGGGAACCGCTCGTCCCCTTTAGGGTTGCGGCGCAGGTAGTCGGTCATAGCGTCGTACATGGCGTTGGTAGCCCGACCACCCGACTCTCCGAACGCTGCGAACCGGCGGCGAACAAACGGGAACATCGCTGAAGCCGCCCTGGCACCCTGGTGGCCGACCAAGCGGAACCCTCGCATCACCGATTTGAAGGTGCCGGGCTCAAAGATCGTGTACGGGGTGAACAGGATGTCGTAGGCGATGTCCCCCAAGAAGTTGGTTTTGTTGATCGTCCCGTCCGGGTTCATGAAGTACCCGTACTGCTGGCGGAGATCCTGGACGATGCCGACCTCGTTGAGAGACCAGCCTCCTTCGCCGGGCATGTCTCCGCCGTGACCGGTCGCCAACTCGCCCCTGGCCATCAGGCCGGGACGCCACACCAACTGTTGGTTCATCAACCGGGCTGCTTGGATTGCTCTGGTGTTTCTCCAGGCTTGCATCCCCCGCCCGACTGACTGGGCTGGTGCGGCCATTCGGCCACCAAAACGGGTGGATTTGCTCATTGCGCCTGTCATCCAACTGCCCAAGCCGGACGGCCTGCCGAAGTTGGTCAACCGGGTCGCACCCTGGACACCCTGGGCACCGTACTGGGCACCCCTCAGACCGGGGACCGCAGTGAACGGCTGATCTGTAATAAACGCCCGACCCACCGGGCCCATTCGATGCATTTGTAAACCCGTCCTTATTGACTGTTGGAACCGGAATAGGCCGGTACCTTGCATCACCGCTGCCCCGGCCAGCAGCCCTCCAATACCCACGCCGACTCCGGCCAAACCACCGATAATCACTATCCAGTTCAATATTGGTAGAGCAACGTCGTCTACTGGACCCGTAAAGGCGTCAAGTATTGCTATGGGAGTCTTCCAGGAGGCGTACCCGCCGTCGGAACTATCCGGCGAAGGGTCTTTTCTTGTCGTATACGTCCGGCCCGCTGCCTCAAACCCTGGCGGGAGCATCAGGATCCCACTGTCCGGCACCAAAGGGATTGCCTGGAGGTGGTACAGGAGCCGCTTGTATTTCGGGATCCAGTCGTCCCATTCGTGAGCGATCTTGTCGTAATCCATCAACAGATCCCACTCTGTCATGGCTCGCATCAGCCCAGACGGTGCGAAGTTGTCGAAGATGTTGGCGGTTTCCTCTATGCTCAAAGCCCCCTCACGGCCACCCGTGAACCCGCTTGTCAACCGGTCTGACGCCATACGACGATTCACCACGTTGTATTCCGGGAACCAGCGAGGGTCCGCCATCTGCTCAGGTGTCAGTTCCACATACCCCTTGCGGACAGCCTCCTCTTTCCACAACCGGACAGCGTCAGGGTCCAACTCCTGGGGGCGTCCCTGGCCACCCATCAACGCCCCGCCATACCAACGGGTCAGGAACTCGTTCATCGGTTCTGGGTCTGGCTGCTCTGGCTGCTCCGCCTGCTGCAAATCCAGTTGGGCAACGTCAACGTCCTGAACGTCGATCTGTTGCGGGATCGGAGCCTGAGCAACCTCCAGTTCGCTTTCCATCCCATAAAGCAAACTTTCGATGTTCGCTGGGCCGATCCCCGGCAACGTCGCCAAGTCCAACCGGACAGCATCAGGGATCTCAGGCAGACTCCACGACCCGTCGATGTGCCGAAGCGTTTGGATATTCCGGTCGATCAAGCCAAGGCTCATAGAACCATCGCCTCCTGGGCCAGCATGAACTCCTCAACCTGCTCAGGGGTTATCTCAGGGCGGGGCTCAAACACGATGCCCCCGTCGCCCTGTACCTGCTTGAAGTGGCTCTGGGTCCCTTTCCAAATGGGTTGGGGGATCCCCATGAGGTACGCCGCACAGGTCTGCTTGCCGTCAGGGTGACTGATACCAGGCCGCCAATGTTTGCACATATGGCAAATGCTCATCTCAGCCATTAGTCGTTCTCCAAGCCACTGATCTTCGACTTCAGCGGCGTGTTCAGGTACTTCTTTTTCTTCACTGCTAGTTGGAGATGATCCAGCAGGGACACCTGGTACCCGTAACGTCCCTTTGACACCCCGTGGTCAACTACATCCTGATCGTATCCTGTGGCCCGGTCGGACTGCTGGGATGTGTCCCAGGTCATCAGGCTTCGGTTCCAGAACGGGATCCTTTGCGAAGGCCCGAAAGATCCAGCCCATGGGTCTTTTGGCCTGCGGCTTTCGGCTTCCAAGGCGTGGACGTAGTCCATGTCGTACAGCATGCGCCACATCATTTCGACCACATCGTTAGCCAACGGTGGAGCCTCTGCTGTGCCGAATGTCAGTGTAAACGATTCAGAAATGACCTCTATCCAGGTTGTCGCAGCGTAGGTACTCAACTGGTCGGCCACCGCTGCTGGCCCGCCGTGTTCGGAAATGATCCTGGACAGTTGTTCCCGAACCAAGTGCCCACGATCCAGTTGAACCGCCGCACCGTGGCTAGCGTGGCCAAACTCATGGAACATCGTCAAGGTGGTACCGGCCTGCTCCAAGGGCATTTCTGCGGTTCCCCGCTGCATTCTGGCCAAATAGTTCCCCCATCGGATACGCCACATCGTGTCGTAAGCCGACTGGCTCCCGGCCTGACGGGCCATGGAGCCAACCGATATGTGGATGCCGTGGGCGGGCCAGGCGGTCATCCCGGGTGTGCTGCCCGGGCCGTAGCGATCCGGGATTCTGTCTTGGACGAACGAATCGGCGGTTTGTGGGCTTTTTGCCACCATGCGTCGCCAGGACGGCGGATGGTACTGCCCGGCCCAACTCTGTTTGTCCATTTGGGTTCTTGGGCTTATTGCTCCGAAGGTGATACTCCCTAAAAGGCGAACCACGCCAGGGAACATCATTCCCCCGTGAGCCTCCCGGAACCTCGCCACACCGGGGAGATCCCTGAGGTCGCTGGTCGTCTGGTGGCCTGGCCGTTCCGTAAGAGCCCCTAAAGCCCCCAAGCCTTGCAGAACAATGTCTCGTTGCGGGCCGAATGGCACACTGCCGTAACCGGCGATTATGCCAATCGGGTCATCAGGCCAGATGCCCAGGTCGGGGATCAGTTCTTTGGCGGCTGCCCGGTAGACCTCTTGACGGGCAAGGTCCAAGTCTTCCCCCTTCTTTTGCTGTTGCCACTTCGATGAGTAGATGCCCCCGCCCCCGTAGCCCTCTCCAAGAGCGTCTAACCAGTACGCCGCTAAAGAGTTTTCCCCGTTGTGGTAATCGTCAAACAGCCGGTCCATGTGTTTCTTATGTTGCTCAAACGCCTCGTAACGGATGTTGGGGTCTTTGCCCATCTGGAGGTACAGGGCGTATGGGACCGGAGATATTTGGCCATCCATAGCGGTCCCCAGAGGGTGCCCTTTGATGGCCGTGGCAAGTTGTGTGGGAGACACACCGAACTGGCGTAGAACCTCAATAGCACGGAACACATCCCCGATTTCCGCCATGTTCGCCGGGTCATACAGGACCGGGTCCGCTAGTGAGAACTCTGGCTGTGTGGTTTCTTTGAGACCCCTGCTGAACGGCTGTGTCGGATCGTGCTGGTACCCGGTGGCTGCGTGCTTTATGTGGGCGGCAATGTCGGTGGACGCTATGCCCACAGCATCGCCGGACGCCAGAGGAAGCACGCCGGTCGCTTTGGCCTCATTCGCCATCTTGTATTTCTTACGTTCTGCTTTCGTTCTCGCTTTGCGCCGGGCGTCCGTAGGCCGGGTACCGATATCCGGTATTTTTACCCGGTCGCTGAAGTCATAAACGAACTCGTACCCTTCGGGGATAGGGAGACTGTCGTTGGTCACCTTGTTGATTCGCCCCTGGCCGGTCACATGCCATACCGCTGGGTGGTTCCCAGTAGCGGAAAGGCCAGCCCACAATGGGTGACCCTGGAGGACAGCGGCGTCTTCTCCGACGATTATGACCGGCATCTGTGTCTCAGGGTTAGTGACTACAGACAATGCCCCAATCTGCTCTCCCTCCACTTTCGATTTCAGGATGTTCGCAGGATCCACTTCCAGGCGGAGACCAGGGGTGGTGGTCATCCTCGCTGAGGAATCCAGTTCCACCGTGCTGTCCCCGAACCGGTCAGAGACAACCACATCGTGGGTGATCTGCGTGTTCGGCAACCGACCGTGTGTGGGGTCCATCCGTAACGCCTCCGCCCCGGACACCCACACTGTGTGGTAGTTCGGGTCGATTATCTGATGGTCGCTGTGCCGGGCCCGGTGGGTCATTCTCCGGTCACCGTCGGTGTAGGAATATTCGCCTGCCCGCACGCTGTCCGGGTGGGCCCACAACTCGCCGTGCCAATAACCGGCAACGCTGAGAACAGCATCTGATGCTTCCATGGCTTCCCATGACGAAGTGGTGGCCGACGGGTCGGCGTTCGGGCCGAACTCAACAATCAACTGGACCCGTCTGCCCTGCCTTGCGCCAGACTCCACTGTGGGGCCAACGCTCAACGGCACTGCTTCGTCGGCCTGGTAATCAACAGTGAACTCTGTTGACAGAGTGCTGTCATTCAGCACCAAACCCATCTGGGTTCCCTCCGTGCCACCCCCCACAGTTACCCCTTGCTCTACCGGGAAGAACAGGTCGTTGGCGAAGTCGTATTCTCCCTCCGTCGTCCACATCCTCTGGACGCCGAAATCTTGCGCCACCGTCTTTGCCTGTTCGGCTGTCATCCCGAACACCGTGTAAGTCCGACGGGACGAACCGTCCACATCCTGGACATACGATTCGACCGGGTACCCGTACCCCAAAGATTTCACAGCCCGGCCTAAAGAGGGGTCGTAGGGGAGCGTCACCCAACTGTGAGTGAGGAGAGGGTTGTTTCCTTCCTTGGTGCCCATCAGATATTCGACTTCGGCCCGGGCCAATGGTGCCCCGGTAGGGGTCGACGCATCGAACGACAACGGCACCTGGGTGACATCCAATGATGCCTCCCCTGCTTGCAGCAGGTCTGCGACCTCACTGGCCCTCTCATGGGACACTTCGACCACCATGTAGTTGCCAGGGGAGTGAACATCCGGGAAATCATGGGTTGTTGGTTCGCTCACTGTGCGGAACTCGCCGGAAGGAGAGTCAGGGGCCAGCAGGCGTTGCATGGCCGTGAGGCTCCTCACCCGGCGGGCTTCACGGGCAATCCAACGAACAGGGTTAGTGGGGGAAGGTTCGGGGGCGACATCTTTGCTGGGGCGGGCAGTCATAACGACCGGTCTGGCGTCAATAGGGCGGGCTGTCCTCATCATGTCCGTCACGCCTGGCAAAGCCGGATCTGCGTAGGCCCGAACCCCGTTCAATGTCGTTACGAGAAAGATACCCTCAGTGTTATCTGCCTTGTTCCGGGAATGGCTCCTGATCACATCGGCCATCATCTCGTTCGGGTCGATCAGGGTGCTGTCCAACCCCCCTAGTTCCGTGATCATCGAAGAAGCCAGCGGGCTGCGCCCTTCCAGGATCTTCAAGATGGAGTCATTCCAAACCGACGTTCTTCCCCGAACCATTAGCGGCCCGGCCTCCTGGATCGGTAGCCAACCGGTGGCCTGTAGTTCCGCAGGGGTCATACCCATCAGGTCCGCCACAATGGCGGTCGCTCTCACAGCAGCGTCATATATTTTCTCTGCGTGTGCGGTCGGCACCGACTGGCCGACTTCCAAACCCCCAGTGCGTCCCCCCATCTCTGAGGCTTCGTGCTGGGTGATTTCGCCGGTGGCCACCAGCCTGCCGATGATTTCCATTCCAAGGCTGGAGTGGTATTCGGACTCCCCGCTGAACGCCTGCTTCGGTATTTCGGCTTGGTTGAACCAAGGGGCCTCTACGCCGTGGAAGAACCCCATTAGTGCCCGGTACCAGTGAACATCCCCGGTTATCACACTCATACCGAACGGGCTTGTCGAAGCGTCCGCCGTAGGCCACAATCCGTTGTGCATGAATGCCAGGGTCTTCAACATTCGTAGAACCTGGACTGGGGATTGCCCCTCAAAGATCGTTGCCGCCTTGGCCCGTGGATTCCCCATGCCTAGATGACCGGTTTCGGTCACTGGGGCGTAACCCGCCGACACACGGATTTCGTTCACAACAGCGAGTCTTTGTTCCTGGGTTAGTTGGACACCTTTGTTGTGGAAGTCCATTGCGGCCATGATCGCCTGGTTGATGTTGTCCGGGTCCCACTTGTTCCGTGGGGAGAAAGCGGAGATTGCTGCCGCCACCTGGTACCGTTTGAGGGCGAATCGGTCTGCAATGTTCTTGATCAACAGTTTCATCTTCGGGTACCAGCGTTTGCCCGCATCCCGGTGGCGTTGCTGAACCATGACTTCGGCCTGGCCGTCGAACAGCGCCAACAAAGACATGATCATCTCTGGGATTACCGTGGCCAAATCCAATCTGGACATGGCATCGTCCAAACCGTCCGGGTCCAGAATCTGGTTTCCTTCCACATCCACATAACGGGAAGTGGGGAGGAACTGGCCGTGGCGTTCTCTTGACCCGATGATGCGCCCGTCTGCTGTTTCGTAGAAAGCCGACCAGGCCATCGTCGGGTCTAGTTGCAGATCCGGGGCGCTGTACCGGCCTACCATGGTAGCCAGTTGCGCTATTTGACGTTGAGCAACCGCACTGTCCTTTGCGGCCTTTGCCATGTCTTCGGTTGTAGCACCGAAGTTGAATAGATCCCCCTGGCTCAACAGGGCCCCGGTCTGTTTCAGTTCCCTCCCAGCAAGCAGGCCCATGTCCATGGCTTGCACGAACGTAGACAGCCCGTACAAAGAAGCCTCAAAGAGGTCCTTGTCCATTCCCGACGACCACGTTTCGGTCGCTGTGGCAATCGGGTCGTACAGTTCCGCCAGGTCTGTCCCAGCCCCCTGGTAACTTTCCGGCGTGAACCCCCCCAAAGAAATAATGTGTCTTCCCACCCCAAGTACGAAATCTGTGAACGCAGCCCTGCTGCCAGTGCCAGGACCCATGTCGTCCCAGCGGAACCCCCCGCTGGAACCTTGCATAGCGACGACGAGCGCCTCCGGGACGAAATACTCGTTGCCGTCGCTGTCAGTTTTCAGTTCGCCGGTTTCCGCCCACAGGGCTTCCGTCAACGCTTCCATCGTCGGAGCCGTCGCTACCCGCCGCCACCTTTGAGCGCCCAGGCCATGAATAAACGCCAAGCGTTCCTCTTGGTCCCGGTATATCGAACCGGACATCTCAGTTGTGGCTAAACGCCGGGCCTCCTCCACGCCGGGCAACTCCATCCCCACGACGGCTTGGGCCATATCGCCCTGGGCGTAAATCTCCTCTACCTGCTGCTTGTACCGTTCCCGAAGGCCGGTGTAGGCCTGCCTGCCGAAATGGGCCCCAGTGCCCACGAACCCCAGGCCTGCGAAGATCGCCAGGCCCCGCTCCAACGGGTCCATGTCATTGCCGGGATCGACGCCCTGGCGGAGATCCAAATAGTCTCCGACTATGGGGGTGAACTCAACCATTGACCGTACCGTGTCCCCCAGTGACATCTGGTTGGCGTCGCCGCCTGCCATCCACGGCGGCATGAACATGGAGACCGTGTTGTAAATCCCCTCTAGGGGGTCACGGGCGTAGGTCTCCAGCAATGTTTCCCTGTCCGGGAGTTCCTGGACAGGTTCTGCTGGGTCTACCTCAAGATCTAGAGGCATCTAGCATCATCTCCAGCACGATCCCTGCCCATTCCCGGGTCTCAGGAGAAACCTCTTTGCTGGACTGGAGAGCATCTAATAGAGCGATCCGTGCCTGGGAAATATTCGCAACCGATGGCTGGGCAGCAGGCCCATCTGGCTGACCGGTGACCATCGGGCGGGACCCGGGGTGCATGAGAGCGTCGGGTACCCCTGTCGGTCCTGCCGGGGTCGGCGGGGCGATGGAGGCTGGTACAGGGCGTGCGGCCCGGGGCCGTCCTGGCGGGGAAGCCTGCTGGGGGCCACCGGGGCCCTGGCTGGACGGCAACTCCTTCTTCAGCCGTTCAACCTCAGCCTTCTCGCCGTATGTGCCGCCCTCTGGCTTGTTCAGCGACTGGTTCTGGGTTGGCGTCTTGTCAATAGAAGTGGGATCAGCCACGGACTTCCGCTCCGATCATTCCGCCCGGACCTGCCGGTACGCCCATGCGGGCGAGAAGGTTCGACCCTTCCGGCGGCTGTGGTGGGCCGGGTCCCAACATTGGCTGGCCACCAGGGCCACCCGGACCACCAGGGCCTCCCGGGCCCATGGGGGCTCCTGCCTGGAGGCCTGGTCCGGCCATCGACGGGAGCATCTGGGCCATCTGTTCCTCCTGTGGTTTCACTACCCACTTCTCGTACAGGTCAAACAGTTCATCACCCTGTAAGCGGGCCCGGGCGATTTCCACCAGGGCCGAATCGGGGATCGCTCCCTGTTCCAAACCTTGAAGCAGTTTCGCCAGGGCCATGGCACGGAACTTCTCCGTGTCGATCCTGGACTGTTCCCTGGCCACATCGGTGAGCCCGTCCAGGTTCTCCTGCACGAACTCTTTGGACACGAACTCGTTCTGGCTGTATTGGATGTGGAGGACCGCCGACTGGGCCGGGTCTCTGCCCATACCCAGGCCGTACTCCACCCGCAACCGGTTGTCCATGTCGATGTCTTTGACGGGGTTGTATTCCTCCAGGAACTCCTGGTTACGGAGGATGCCGCCAGCGGTCTTCTCGCCGGGGAAATACTCCTTGTCGACCATGCAGGCGATCCGCAGAGCCTTCTCCAGTTTCGATTGGAGGATCTGGTGGTAGGTGCGAATAGCGGTGTTCATCATCCCCACGGATGACTCCAGGAACTTCGCTGATGCGATGGCCTGGTCGATTTCGCCGGGACGAGACTTGGGCCAACGGCCACCCAGGTGGATGCCTTCCATCAACTGGGCCATGTCGGCCTGGACGTTCAGTGATGAGACCGCTGGGGGGACACGACCGATAGCGCCCTGGGGTCCCAACTCAATGTACGCACCACCGCCGTAAGGCATCTCTCCGATCAGATCCTTCACGAAGATGTCTGAGTAAACGGCCTGGTCTGCGTAGTCCAACACCATGGACATCAACCGGATGTGAGCCTCCAGGAGGCCTACTACCTGGTCGAACTGGCCACGGAACTCACCGTCCAAGGTGATCCTTGACCCGATGACTATGGGGCATACCCCCACAGAGTTTGGGATCCGTTCCAGTTCGACCGGGTAGAGCGCATAGTCGCCGGAACTAAAGCGGTGGAAAGTGTCGTGGTTGCCCTGGTACATGCCGCACAGTAGATATTCATGCTCGTCGTAGTATTCGACCAACACAACCTTGGTGTTTTCGTCCACTTCGCCCAGACCGTTGTTCCCAACGAACTCGCTGAGAATGATCTGGTAATCCGGCGGTAACTGCGAATAGTAGACCTCCCTTCCGAACATCACCTTGCGGACAACATCACCTGGGCGGAACCCTGGCTCCGGGTAACAAGTTCGGGGGTCCCGGCGTTCAATCAGCGGCATCCGCTGCTCAAAGTCGGGGCTGACCGACCAGACGCTGTACCCGTAGGCGGCCATGTCCATGACGGCCCGGGGGATCAGCAGGTCGATACCGTTGGCCTGCATGTACGAAGTAGCGACCCGCTCCATGCGGGTGGCTGTCTTCTTCGATGTTTGGGTGGCCTTGGCTGGCTGCACCCGAATGGTTGGGATCACCGACGCTGCTTCAGCGGTGTCCTCTAATGCGACCTGGATCATGTTCGGTGAACGTGAAGTCACGTTCTCCTCGTCCGGGTCAAACTCATCGAAATCGCCCTTGACGGTGCGGTCGATAACGTCGATCCTCAGATCACGTTCCGTGTACCGCTGCCGCCAGGCGCTGTACATGCTAGGGAGTTTGTCAACTTCCAGCATTAGTTCTCTGTCCCTCCGCTAACTCCAATAGGTGGCGTTCCGTCTGTGACAAGGGTCGACCGTTCCGGGCGGCAAACGCCCGGTCCCGTATCTCGTCCTCCGTGGCCTCTCTGGGGGCAGTGAAATACAAAGGGTCTCCGTTGTCCGAATAAGTGCCGCAGACGATTTCTCCGTCAGCGACTGTTTCCTGGACCTTCTTGAAAGCCCGGGTGTTCTTACGATCTCTAAACATTATCCCTCAGGTGTCCGTAATGAAAGTGTCACCGATCCGACACGAAGCCTTCGACGTTGACGAACTCCGGGCCCCGGTCCTCCTCATGCTCCTCAACCTCAGCGTGAGGCACCGGCGTGGACAGGGTCGACCGGCGGTAGCCCCACTGGCCACGGGTCATGTGACCTGCCCGCTGGTCTCTCATTTCGACCCTCCGAACGCCTTGTCCCTGGAAATCGACAATGTGTCGACGGCGACGGACACGGGCCGGGACCTTCATCCGCTCGTTGAACAGAGGAAGGTGAGCCCGGTCCAGCAGGTCCCGGCACCCCAGGTCCGCAAACCAAGTTGACATAACTCTGTCAGAAAGCATCCCCATGGGGAAAGCGACGAACTCCTCAATCACTGGTTGGAACATCTTACAGGTAGGGGCGTTACCCCACGGGATGGAGAACATCTCCGCTGTCATCAGCGGGGCCAGGGACTCCACGCCGAACTGGGGGTCCCACTTATTCTTGTGCGTGGTGTGCGGTACGACCCGGACCCCTTTCTTGGCGAGGTATTGGATGATCTCCGTGTTGTATTGCACCAACTGGGACTGCAACCCGTTGTTCTCCACCCTCCACTCAAACAGCGGATACCTCTCAGTCCACGAAATGATCTGATCCTTCATTTGGGGGGCTTTCATCGACTTGACCGCTACCTGGTCAACCAGGAAACGCTTCCCGGTCTTCAGATCCACGCCAATCAGCGAAAAGGCGGTATATCCCGAATCCTTGTTTCCGCCCGCCGGGTCCAAACCGGCGATCAGCCGCCAATCGGACTCGTAGTGCCCAATCGTGCGAGAGGTGTCTTTGCACACATCCAACATTTCCTGGGTGAACGACGCCCCCAGGCCGGGGATGTCGACGTTCTGGTACACCAACTGGAAGTCAGCGGGCCGCATTTCTGACCGGTGGATCAGCGCCTGGTCATACGGGAAATGGTCCGGCCACAGAACCTTCTCGTTCGTGTCGTCCTGGATGCAGGAATACCGCAACACCCTGTAGCCCGGCCTGATGGACAACGTCGAATAGATGTCGCCGGGCGACACCCTCGTTCCGACCCAGATCGCCTTGCCCTTCTTCCCGATTCGGGACAAGGCCTCCTTGTCGATCCACTCCAGCATGCCCGCCACCCGGTCGGGGTTGCGTTGGTTGTCCAAGGTGGCCACATCGTCAAACTTGATAACGTCGGCACGACGGCCATAAATCTGAGCGCCAACACCCAACACCTGAACGGTCGGGTCCTTCTCAGCGGTTTGGCGGCCAGCGACATAGATCGCTTCCTGGTTCCACGCCGACTGCGACCCCTCCGGCTTGAACGGCCCCCAGTCTTCAATCAGGTTGCCCCCGGCCCCCTCGTACAGGTCCGGGTTGCATAACAGTTCGTTGATCGAATGCAGGAACGTCCGGGCGAACGGCAAAGACTTCGACACGATCAGTGTCCGAAGGTTCGGGTTCTTCACCAGCGAATAGATGGTGTCCTTCACCGTGACGTTCGTGGACTTGGAGTGATACGGGGGAAGGTTGATCAGCACCCGGTGGGCGTCGCTGTGGCAGGCCTCCGCCATGTCCCGATGAAAGTCCGGCATCTCATGGTGCTCGTCGCAGTCGGGGCAAATCCAATGCCCGAAGTACCGCTGGTCGAACTCCTCAAAGGTCCCGACCCGGCGCTTCTCGTTCAGGCCCAACGGTGAAATGTTGATACGGGCCTTAGCAGCATCCACCTGGGCGTCCCGCTCCTCCCGGGCGATCTTCACCTTCTTGTTCAGGTGCTGCCGGGAAACCCCGTACTCCTTGGAAGCCTCCGTCTGGGTCCACCCCTCGTCAATGACACGCTTGACGGCCGCCTCAAAGCGGCGGTGCTTAGACCACTTGGAATAGTTGCTCACACCCGCACACTAGCGGAGTCTCATCCTCTTACGAGCAGACCGCTTTGCCGGGGTCCGGCCTTTTTCCCATTTGGGTCGCTCCTGGACCTGGAGCGGCTCCGCAGGAGTCGCCGCTCTTGGTGCCGGGCTCCTGTACCAGGAGATTATACACATGGACCGGCTCCCCTGGTACTAAACAGACAGGAATCCGATATGTATTAGTGACAGGTGGGTGTCTGATTGTCACTCAAATAGATAGGTACCCCCTCCCTGGTCTGGCAGGCCAGGATTTATGGACCCGGGTCTGATCCAGGGCCCGTTTCCGCAGGTCAGGGGCCTGTTTGGTTGATCTCGTTGTCCTGGCCAGACCACCGTTGACCAGGTCGTGTCAACCAGGGGACCAGAGGCCTGGTCTCAGCGCCGCCAGGCCCGGCCCTGGTCCTGGAGGGGAATCGGCGGGCCCGGTGTCATGCACCATGGTCGTGTCACCCTGGGTGTGGCCTGGTGCCGGGTCCTGGGTGCGCCTGGTGGGGTGCTGGACAGGCCTGGTGGGGGGTTGGGTGTGCCGCCTGGCACTGGTGGGTGGCTCGTTGTTGCTGGTCAGGGCATGTTTTCGCTGTCGCACCCCCTCTGACCTGCATGTTTGCATGCTCACTGACATTTTGGGTGTCAATCGGGGGTGTTGTGGAGATTTCTTTTTGGTGGTGTTTGGGCTGGTGGGGGGGTGTTTTGGGGTGTCCAGGCCCTCTAACTGGTTGGATATGTCAGTGACAGGCCTCCGGGGGCGCTACCATGGAACCCGTTCCGGGCACATACGGCCCCCGGGAGGCAGGAGCCAGCCACTCCACCCAGGTCAGGGCGAGAGACCAGACCGGGGTCCCGACCACTGCCGGGGCTCAGCGCAGGGGGAGACCCACCCGGAAGAGGGTGCCACTCCTACCCAAGGACCACGGTCCTACGGAGGCCCTGCGATCCCACCCAGGGAGGTGCCACTCAGGTGGCTGGGAAGACCGCATGGACTACGAGGCCAGCGCCCCCTTACGGGGCCCTGCCACCGGTCCCAGGAGGAGGAGATGGCCTGGGACGATGGAGCAGGGATCGACGCTGGTTGTTGGTCGGAGCGGAGGATTCCTCCTCCTCGTCGCTGAATGAACAGCCTGATGAGAGTCCCCGCTGGGGCTCAAGAAACGAGGAGGAAGCAATGAGTATGAACGAGTGCGTTGCAGCGACCACCGCCTGGGTGCTGGTCAACCAGCCAGACATCATCCGGTACGCAAAGGAGTTGGTTGGGGCACTACCGGTGTTTGGGCTGGTTTCTGCCTGACCCACATCCACACCCCTGACCCGGCCAGCCGGGCACCCTGGATCACGACCAGGGCAGGGACGATTGACACACCCGTGTCAACCAACGAGGAGGAACCATGCACAACAAACACACCAACGTCCAGGTCTCTGATGTCACCACCAAGGTGCTCAATGACACCTGGCGGGCCATCCAGGCCAACCACCCGGACGTTCCCGATGTGTTCCTGGTCGTCAAGTCGACGGGCCGGGTCCGCAGAGGAACGGTCCTGGGTCATTACTCCTACTCTGAGTGGGCAGTGGATGACACCCAGGCACCCGAAGTGATGATCTCCGGTGAATGCTTTGCCGGAGGTGCGGAGCAGGTCCTCCAGACCCTCCTCCATGAGGCAGCCCACGGGCTGGCCCATGCACGGAAGATCAAGGACTGCTCCAGGCAGAACCGGTATCACAACAAGCGGTTCAAGGCCCTGGCAGAAGAGGTCGGTCTTGAATGGCCGACCCTGGTGGACGAGCAGTTGGGTCTGTTCAGTGGGTTCCCATACCCGCCGGACACGACCATCGGCTACTCCGCTGTCAGGCTCTCTGACGAGACCATCCTTCAGTACACGACCAGGCTGATTTGGCTCCGCACTCTCAAGGTCTGCAAAGGCCAACGGAGGAACGGAACGATCACACCTGGGCCCAAGCGCATCCTCACCGGATGCGGTTGCCGTGAGATCACGTTCGGCCATGTTCAGTGGGGCGTAGTTGCCCCGCTGGTCTGTGGCCGCTGTGAGGGCCAGTACCGACGGCTCCCCAGGGACGGCGAACAGTGTCCAGACACCCTCTGGTACTTCCACCTGGGTGCCGACGACAGTGTCGAAGACGGCTTCTGGTCGACCGAAGACGGCGACCAGGTGGACTTCTGGGACCACTACCCACCCACCTGGGCGGACAGCAACGACGGGGCCTGAGCCCCACCCCTGAACAGCATGCTCCTGGGTGCGAGCCCCAGGCAGGGACGATTGACAGAACCCTGTCAACACAACGAGGAGGAACCACATGAGCAAGAACACAACAGTGAAGTACGGCCGTCGCACAGCGAAGGGCTGGAAGAACGTCACCGTCGTCAATGACGAGTACCGGGTAAACATGGACGAGAAGCGCAGCGACGAGGTCGACGGTTCTTTCGCTTCTGTCAGCATCCACGCAAGGACCCACAACGGTGACGCTGTCCTCAGCGTCACGGATCACGGCGACGACAAGTACCAGCCGTTCTACACCATCAACATTGGCACCGGCGTTTCGTCCTCGCTGTTCCTCTCCCCGGACCAGGCCGAGACCCTCTTGGGTCTCCTGGAGCGGGCTCTGGACAGCGAGTCGGTTGACGGCCAGCGCATCATTCGCTGACCGGCGACCACCCCCAGACCAGCCCAGGGCTGGCACCCGGATCACGACCGGGCTGGGGACGATTGACAGAACCCTGTCAACCGCAATACCAACGAGGAGGAAT